AAAAGGTCTTGAAATTTTAAAAAAATAAAAACTATGTTTATGATTAACGAAACTGAAGACGGCCAAACGCATTATTGCCCGTTCTGCGAGGCAACCCGAAGAGTTGCGGAAGAGCAAATCGCAATTCTCAAAGAAGAATGCGCACAGATGAAGTGGGAACGTGATTTGGCGAGGAGAACTTTGGAGGAAGAAAAAAAGAGAGCCTACGATCACGGGTATGCCACCGGCGAGCACGATTGCGAAGAGATGTTGGACGAAGGCAAGGACGAAGCGTGAGAATTATCGTTATTGAATTGATTTAAAACAACAAAATGAAAAATCTCATCCTCTTTGCCGCTATCATCGTCTTGTTTGCCCTTGGTCTTTGGCAGATGGCGTTGGTTGCCGCCACGCTGGGGGTGGGATTAGCGATGGTGGAGTTTTTTGAGAGGTTTAATCCGAAAGGATAAATTAACAATGGAGGAAAAAAAATATAAAATTGAATTGGATGATCGCGAAGCGGAATTATTTTTAATGTTTCGGCAATATCAAGATTTGTGGGAAAGATTGCCGTATTTGCGGTGTCGGACATTGCAGTTGCATATTGATAGTTCCGGCCAGATTAAATCCGCGGGGATAATTATCAATGAAAAAAAAGAGAAGTTAATTTTTAGCAGGCTTGACAGAAAAAATACGGATATGGTAAAATGACAGTGTAGTAGTCCTATCCATAAAACGACGGACGCTTGCCAGCCGAAAGGCCGGGCGGCGGCCGTTTTTTTGTTTAAAGAAGATAGTCTAAAAATTGTGTTAGACACTATTTTTTTAAAAAAAGTCAATGGCGTCAAAAATTGGAAATAAAAATGCAGTCGGAAACCGTGGCGGCAAGCCGTATTCAAAAGAAAATCGCGAGAAAGCGGCAACACTGAAAGGTTTGTCGCTTGATTGGGCAATTAAAAAAATGAAAGGCAATGATGAAAAAGTAAAAAAAGATATTGTTTTGAAAATTTTGCCGACCTGTATGCCAACTGAATTAACGGGAGAAGGCGGCGAGCCAATTAGATTTTTCTTTGATGGGAGTTTTAAGTCAAGAATTGATGATGATAATTCTACACGAAAATCAACGGAGAATAGTAACGGATAATTCAAGATTTAAAGTTATTCGGGCGGGGCGGAGATTTGGAAAAACAATCGTGGGCGCGGAAGAGATGATATTTATGGCAATGCGCAAAAAAGAGAGCAATGTTTTCTTTTGTGCGCCAACCCAAAAACAAGCCAGAGAGATTATTTGGGAAGCACTAAAAAAAAGACTGGCAGGAATTGGCAAAGCCAACGAAAGTATGTTGGAGATGAGAGTTCCCACCATAGATGGCGGAATATCAATTCTCTATATCGCTGGATGGGAAAACCGTGAGAATTTCCGTGGCAAGAAAGCAACGCTGGTGGTGTTTGATGAGGTGGATACAATGCGGGATTTCTTTCTTGGATGGCAAGAGATTTTCCGGCCGTCATTGATGGACAGCAAAGGAAACGCAATCTTTATCGGCACGCCAAAAAAAGAAAGCCAGAATTTGCGCCGGTTGGAGAAGACGGCGGAAAACGATAAAGACTTTGCGACATTCCATTTTACAACTTTTGACAATCCGTTTATTGCTCGCGGTGAATTGGAAAAAACAAAAAAAGAAATGGATGCCGACACCTACCGGCAAGAAGTATTGGCCGAGTATGTGGACAACGCGGGTGCGCTATTTCGTTATGACGCGCTGGTGGATGTATTCAGCAATTCAATTTCCAAAACTGCCGAAAAGTATTTAGCGGTGGATATTGCCGAAGACGGAAGCGATAAAACGATATTTTCTTTTTGGCAGGGATTGGAAGAATATCGGAGGGAAAGATTTGAACGGATGAATACTGAAACGATTGTGTCGCAAATCAGAGAATATGCCGCGCAAGAGCGGATACCATACAGCCAGATTGTAGTGGACGCGATTGGAGTGGGGGCGGGTGTGGCCAGCAATTCAATGCTTGATGGGATTATCGGATATAAGTCAAGTTATCAAGCGTTCAAGACCGATAGCGATATTGTGAAGTTGCCGAATATCAACTATACCGCCAAAGCCCCCGCGTTGATAAGCGATTACAAGAATTTAAGAAGCCAGTGCATTTTTACCCTTGCGGATTTGGTCAATAACCACAAGATTTCCAGCAGGACTAGCGGGCGGGACAAAGAAGCGGTGATTGAGGAGTTGGCCAATTATCAGGACGCAAGCAAGGGTGATGGCAAGCGAATGGCGACCCAAAAAGACGAAGTAAAAGAGATTATTGGCAGAAGCCCGGACGACAGCGACTGCTGGATAATGAGAATGTATTTTGAGCTTAAAGGCAAGTTGTTGCCGCAGCAAAGTGAAGAATTTGCACGAATTATCTCTCTTCAAAAAACAAGATTTGCGATAAACAGAGAAAAATTAAAATCATATTCAAATAGATAATGGCAGAATTATCAATCCAACAGAATAGCGACATTGGCGCGTTAATTCGCAAGACCGAACAAGAATTCGTTAGCGGCACGACGCACCGGAGCAAGTATGTGGACACCAGTCTTTATAATGACATCAACACGATTGACGCTTATTTGAATTCCGTTCATATCAGCGGCAAGAATGACAATTTGGGAAGAGAGAAACCGTTTTATAATATTGTGAAGATGGCGCGCAATGTGTGGTATCGCGCGACCGATATTGACCGAAAAAATATCATTGTTTCTCCGACAAAAATCAAAGATACTTTGTTGTCATTTTTTGCGACTATCAAATTGCAGAAGTGGATGAAGGCGGCAGATTTTGGCACGTTTCTTAACCGGTGGGGGTTGGTGTTGGCGGCTTATAATTCGGCGGTGATTAAGATGGTGGAAGCCGATGGCAAGTTATCGGCGATGGTGGTGCCGTGGAACCGGATATATTGCGATGAATTGGATTTTGATGGTAATCCAAAGATTGAAATTATTGAATTGACGCCGGGCCAATTAAGACAGCGCGAAGGGTATGACCAAGAGATGGTGGAATCGTTGATCTCCGCGCAACAATCGCGCACGGATGCCGATGGTCGGCAAAAAGACCAAAAAAATAACTATATCAAACTTTATGAAATTCACGGGAATTTGCCGCTATCTTTTTTGACCGGAGAAGAAAAAGACCAAAACAAATACACACAACAGATGCACGTGATTTCTTTTCAAGAAAAAAAAGAAAAAGGCGAATATGACGATTTTACGCTCTACAAAGGCAAAGAAAAAAAAGACGTCTATATGCTTACTTGGCTTATCCCCAGTGAAGACGGTTCAATCTCGTTATGGGGAAGCGTGAAAAATCTGTTTGAGGCGCAATGGATGACTAATCACACTGCCAAATCAATCAAGGACTATCTGGACTTGGCCAGCAAAATAATCTGGCAAACAAGCGATGGGAACTTACAGGGGCAGAATGTTTTGCAATCCATTGAAACCGGCGACTTTATTATCCACGCGCCAAATCAGCCGCTTACGCTTGTTTCAACTAATCCGCAGAATACGATGGTCTTTGAGAATTATGGCCGGCAGTGGGAAGAGTTGGGCAATAAAATTAACGGGATTTCCGAGAGTATGTTGGGAAGCAATCCGCCGTCCGGAACGGCGTGGCGCCAAACAGAAGCATTGCTTGCCGAGGGACATTCTTTGTTTGATTTAATGACCGAAAACAAAGGGCTGGCAATTGAAAAAATGTTGCGTGAATTTATTATTCCGCACCTGAAAAAACAATTTGATGACAAAGACGAGATCGTGGCGGATTTGGATGATTATGGAGTTGACAGAATTGATGAAATGTTTATTAGTTCGCAGGCAGTTAAAAGAGCAAACGAAAAAGTTGTGCAGATGGTATTGGACGGCGAAACAGACATTGACCAGCAGGCAATTCTTGGGCAAGAAAAACAAGCATTGCAAGAGATGTTGGGAGCGATGGGGGGTAAGAGATTTTATAGGCCGGATGATATTGACCAAAAAACTTGGAAAGAGATTTTGAAAAATTTTGAGTGGGAAGTTGATTTTGACATTACCGGAGAAAACAAAGACAAACAAACCGCGATGGCCACGCTTAACACCGTGTTTCAGGTTATCGGAAGAAATCCCGCGGTTTTGCAGGATGAAAAC